GAAAACCCCGCCTGTGAGATTCCCCTTTTAGGGGAACGCCTTGAAACCCTAGAGCGTTTGCAGAATCTCGAAAGCTTGCAAAGCTTGCAAAGCTTGCAAAGCTTGCAAAGCTTGCAAAGCTTGCAAAGCTTGCAAAGCTTGCAATGGGCAAATGGGGATTACTCGGCTGTTGAAATTGTACCGAACTCAATAATTTACTGTGACATTCCTTATCAAGATACAGACGAATATGACAACCAGAGCTTTGACTATGCGCGCTTTTTTGACTGGTGTGCAAAACAGACAGAGCCGCTTTTTATTTCAAGCTATGACATGCCTCAAGACCGTTTTGTCTGCATAGCGAAAATTATGCACAAAAGCCTTTTATGCGCTACATCAAATCATGACATTGTTGAAAAAGTTTTTATTCCAAAACACCAGGCAGAAAACTATACCCTGCCCGGATCACTTTTTAACTATGATGAAATTTAGTTTTTTTTATAGTTTTTGCATTTTGCGTAAACTAAGCTAATGCCATGCTGATTAACCCTGATATTAAACCACAGTCAAATCACGATTTTTGGAAAGACGAGCTTCAGAATCTGCGTGTTTTGCTCTACGAGTATGACCGGGCTATTGCTGATTTAGTTTCTGGCAAGATATCAGAATACCGCCTTGAAACTGGTCAGAGTATGCAGATGGTTAAACGTACTGATTTAAGCTCTTTGTATAATGCACGTGAAAAACTTATTGCGCAAATTGACCAGCTTGAACAGCGTTTGAACGGCGGTTCAGTGTCACAAATTCTGCCGGGGTGGTAAAATGAATTTTGAGCATAAAACCGTTGATAATTACAACATGTATATTGCCAGTGTCTTTGAATCAGATTGGACGGGCGACAAATACCCTGGACATTTTGGCATTACAAAATTATACACCTATGTTGACTATTGGACTTTGCGAATGCGAAGTCTCCAGCTTTTTACTGAGAATCCATATTGTCGCGGTATTATACGCCGCATTTTAAGAAACGAAATTTTTACGGGCATTGTTCCTGATGCAATGCCTCTTGCCTCTTTTTTATGGCCGGAACTCTCTGAAACAGAGCGAGAAGAAAAGGCTCAAGAATATGGCGAAAAAATGACCAGCATCTTTACCCTTTACGCAAACAACTATGAAATGTTTGATTTTCGCAAACAGCTGACATTTGGAGAATGGCAGCAACAGGTTCGTATGGAATCAATGCTTTGCGGTGACGGCATTGTTGTTAGCCGCATAAACCCTATAAACGGTTTGCCGATGTGGGACTGGGTAAACGGATATTACATCAGAACACCAGAAAAACAAGACCTTGCTGAAGGGCATCAGATTAAAAACGGTGTTGAAATTGATGCTCAGGGCCGTCATGTTGCTTATTACGTGCAGAACACTCAACAGGGCAAAACAACTTTTGAAAGAATACCAGTTAAAGGCAGACGTTCCGGACGGCAAATTGCATGGATGGTCTATGGTTCAGAGCGTCTTATCGATGATACACGCGGAGAGCCGCTTCTTTCAGGCGTTTTAGGCATTTTAAAAGAGCTTGACAGATACCGCGATGCCGAAGAACGCGCAGCCGTTGTAAATGCGATGCTTGCATTCTTTATCAAAAAAACACCTACAGCCGGCATTGGTTCACACCCAACAGCAGCACTTGCAAGTCTTAAAACGCCTGAAAGCTTAACCGGAAACAAGCCGGTTATAACAGGCAGTGATGTTTATGACAAGGACGAAAAACGGCCAGACTTGAAGATAATGCAGCCCGGCACAACTTTTGACCTTAACAACGGCGAGGACGTTCAGAGCTTTCAAACAAATCGTCCTAACGTCAATTATGCTGCATTTGAGCAGGCTATTCTTGATGCAGTCAGCTGGTCTTTAGAAATTCCACCCGAAATTGTCAACATGAAATTTCAAAGCTCATACAGTGCAAGCCGCCAGGCAAACAACGAATTTGATGTTTACCTCAAATACCGCACTTTTAAAAATGCCAAAGATTTTTGTCAAATCGTCTATGAAGAGTTTATTATTCAAGCTTGTCTTTATGGCATTCTTGAACTGCCCGGCTTTCTGTCTGTAATTATGGATTCAAGCCGCTGGAAAGAACGTGCAGCGTGGCTTTCTTGTGCATGGACTGGTATTAACCGCCCGGCTGTTGACCGTCAAAAAGATGTTACTGCAAGTATTCTTGCCCTTGATGCCGGCTTGACAACTTACGACATAGAAGCACGCCGTACAAGCGGCTTGTCTTTTAGACAGGTTATGGCTCAGCAGGCGCGTGAACACAAACAGATGAATGCCGTAGGTTTTACGCCTAAGCCTTATGAAGATAATAACGGTCGTCCGGTTTATGACAATGATGGCAATATTATTCCGGCAAATGGCATTGTGGAATCAGAAAACACATTGAACAAACGGTTAAAAGCGATTAAAGAAAGCGATTTATTTAAAGCTGCTTTAATTCAAACAGACGACAACGAATAATGTACGCTCAAGCGTACAAAACGAGGCAGAGTATGAACGATGAACAAATTTTAGAATTAATCAAAGCAACTGAACGAACGGGAACAAAACTTGACCAGGTAACAAACAGCATAGTCAAAATTGAAGAACGGCTTTCAAAACTTGAAACTTTGCGTGAGCAGGATATAAAGCAGAATGAAAAAATTGAGCAGATTTTAAACCGCTTACAACAGGGCAATGAGCATTTTGACCGTATTGAAAAGCGCATTGCCGCACTTGAACAGGCAGACGGCAAGCGTGCAAAAGAGCTTGTCAAACAAGTTTCAAGTATTTTTATTGCAACGCTTGTTGGAGCAATCATTGCAAACTTAGGCAATATTTTTCACTGGATAACTAAATAAAGGAGTTTGAAATGTCAGAAAGCGATGTTGAAAAAAATGAAGAGCTTGAAAACGCTGAACAAAACAAATGGCTTGCTGCAAAAAAAATCAGCAAGCTTTTTAAGTTCATTTCTCCAATAGGGCTTGTTACTTGTGCTTTTTTGAAATGGATTGGTATTTTGCCTGGTGCAACAATTCCAGAAATAATTCTGGTATGGGTCTTTGTTTACGGTCTTGGTGCCGGAACAATTGACGTAAACTTGATAATAGACAAATTCAGGAACTAGAAAATGACAAAAATACTTTTAATTTTGATTTTGGTTTTTGCAAGCATTGCAGGAATCTTTTTCTTTTTGTGGCAGCTTTCTAAGTCTAACCACAAACGAACACAAGACGAGCTTGCACGGACAAAAGCACAGCTCAAAACAGCAACGGATCAAATTAAAAAGATTGAAAGCACTTTAGAAATTATAAACCACAACAGGAAGGAATCAGATGAAAAAATTGATGCGCTTAACACTGGTGATGTTATTGACAATGCTCTTAATGAGCTGTGTAACAACTGAGTACATTGACCGGCCTGTTGTTCCTGCTATTACTTTTCCTTCTTTTCCGGTTCTTGAAAATCCGGCACGCAACGCAGACGGCACTGTTACCGTTTCAGGTGACTGGATAAGGCGTTTAGCTGAATATAAAATTCGTATCGAAGAAACTGAAAAGACCTACAACGAAGTTAAAGAAATGTATGAGGCAGTTGAGAAATGACAGTTTATTTAAGCGGGCCGATGACAGGTTTGAAAGACAACGGCAAAGAAAATTTCGCAAAAGCAGAAGAAACAATCCGGCTCAACTTAAAGCCGGTGCGCGTTATAAACCCGTGGAAGCTGACAAAAGAAGTTGATGAACATTTTGCAAAGCAGAAAAGAAAACCAACATATGATGATTATTTGCGCTATGACATTCAGAAGCTTACACAGTGCGATGTTGTGTTTGCTCTACCTGGTCATCAAAAAAGCAACGGTGCAAAAATTGAATTACAGATTGCATCTCTTTTGCACATCCCTGTAACTGACAAGATTGAAGTCTTGCAGGCATATACAAAACTAAAGTACGCTTGAGCGTACTGAAAAATTGGAGGCTCTAAAAATGAGCAAAAAGACCTTTAATTTAATCACTGGTATTATGGGCGGCGTTGCAACAGCTGCTTGCGCTGTTGTAACTTATTTTGAACCAACCTATGCGGTTCAGATTGTTGCCGGCATCGGCATTGTACAGACAGCAATAGTTGAAGTCTGTTCTCTTTTCCGCAAAGACTAAAAGGGGTATCTATGGCATTAACATTGACGCAGTTCATTTTGAAATATAACGGCAAGAAAGTTGACTTTGACGGAAAATTCGGTGCGCAATGTGTCGATTTATTCCGCCAGTATTGCGCCGATGTTTACCAGATACCACAGACACCCGGAGTTGACGGTGCAAAAGACATCATAGCCAATCCGGGTGTATTAACAGTTGTCCGCGATTCTTTACACACAGACTATAGCAGCGGCGATGTGCTTGTCTGGGGCGCAACCCCAAAGAATAAATACGGGCATGTTGCCATTCTTGTGTGTGTTTATAACACAAAGTACTTTGTTGTTTTTGAACAGGACGGCTTTGCACAAACCGGCGCAAAACTTGCGTTTAGAAGCAGAGAAAACCTTCTCGGTTATCTTTATTACAAAAAATAAACGTTTTTCAAAAAATCTTTTTTTTTAATAGTTTCTTTGTTTTGCGCGTTTCATACTTGCGAATATGAAACGGATCACTATTTCTGGTCAGATTATTCCAGAGCATTGGTATTCTGAAAATGAAGTTACTGAAAAAGATGTAACAGAGCAGCTTAAAGAATTTCAGCCTGGAGAAGAGGCTGAAATCTTAATCAATTCTCCTGGTGGCGATGTCTTTACCGCCATTGCAATTTTTAATCATATCAGAGACTTTGCAAAAACACATTCTTGCACTGTTGTTATGCAAGGAATTGTAGGCAGCGCAGCTTCTTACATTGCGCTTGCGGCAAAAGCCGGAAACCCTGAATCAAAAATCAAAGCTTTTGACAATTCAATCTTTTTTATTCATAACGCACAGGCTTTTGCTTATGGCGATTATCGAGAAATGGAACGCATGGCAGGGCTTACAAAATCAATCAGCGATTTGATTTGTGATTCTGCTTATTCAAAAATCAGCAGCGATACACCTGAACAAATACACGCCGCAATGGATGCTGAAACTTATTATTTTGGCAAAGAAATCTTAGAACATGGTTATGCAGACGAAATTGAAGGCATAGCTCAAGAAACACCAGCTGATAAAAACCAGCTGGTTGCAATGGCAAAAGTTCAGTATCAAAACGCAATGAATCATGTCAAACAATGGCGCGAAAAGTCAGAAAAAAATGAAAAAATCGCTGCCAGCCTTTCTGATTCTTTTATGGCAAATCTTTCAAAAATTAATAACAACTCAAATATTCCGGCAGGCAGTGCAACATCTGCCCCGGTAAAAACGGAGGAACATATGGATGTTGCAGAGCTTAAAGCAAAACACCCTGAAGTGTACAACGCTGTTTTCGCCGAAGGCGAAAACAAAGAACGTTCAAGGGTAACGGCACATTTGAAGATGGCAGCAGACAGCGGCGATATTTCTGCTTCTGTTGATTTTATCAAGAACGGCGTTGCTGTTTCTGCTGATGAAGTTACAGCAAAGTATCATGAGGTATTTTGCAGAACTCAGCTGCAGGCTGCCCGTCTTAATGACAACACACCAGCTGTTACAACACCTGGCGTATCAAAGCCTGACGTTGAGGCAGAAGCACTTGCTGCTTACAAGAAACTCATGCTCGGAGGTAAATAATGCCTAATATTACCAGCACAGATTATTCAAACCCGCCACTTTGCATTGGCAATAACGAATTTGAAACAGCTATTGTAACTGTTGCTGCAAACACAACACTTACAAAAGGCACTGTTCTTATCAGACAGTCAAGCGGCAAATTTGCCGTTGTTGTTGTTACACCGGGCACACCTCCAACATCAACACTTGCAGCAGATGCAGGCGTTGCAATTCTTATCGAAGACTTGGCAAACGATACAGGTTCATCAGCTGATTTGAATGTACGTGTCATGATTGCGGGCAAAGTAAACCGCAAAGCACTTAATGCAGCCGGTGAACCATTGACAGATGCTGAATGCGATATTTTGCGTTCACAGAGCATTGTTCCAATTCCAGTAAATATTGTGTAAAAGGGGCTAAAAGATGAAAATTCCTGAGTTTAAGGAAACCATGTTGGAAGTTTTCCGTAACCGTCCTGATGTTGGACGGATGGGCTTTTTGAGTTCATTCTTTACGGTTAAGCCTTCGTATTTTACGAACGGCGAATTGATTGATATTGATGTTATTAACCGCAGTGTAAAAATTGCGCCTGTTGTAAAACCAGTTGGCAGCGGTGCTGTAAAAATTACACCTGATTTGTTTACGGGCAAACAGGTTCGTCCGCCGCTTTATTCTTTGAGCCGTCCTGTATCGCTTTACGACCTTATGCTCCGCAAGCCTGGAGAAACTGTGTTTGATACCAAATATGCAAGCTGGGTTGCTGAAATGCAGAATGAACTTCTGCCTTCTTTTGAGCTTGAACAGGATATGATCCGGCTTTCAATCGAAATGCAGGCTGCAAAAATGTTGCAGACTGGTAAAGTTGACTTGACCGATGAAAAAGGCAATGTCGCTTACACACTCGATTATGGCATGGCTCCGTCTCACAAAATTACAGTTTCAACCGCCTGGGATCAGGCAGGCGCAACAGTAATCGAAGACCTTAAATCTGCAATGGACGTTATTCGTAAAGACGGCCACTGCGATGTTTCGACCGCCATTTTTGGTGCTAAGGCATGGGAAGCATTTATTGCAGATGCAGATGTTCTGAAACGCTTCCAGAAAGATGTTCTTAACATTGCAGCTCTTAACCCTGAACTTGTTGACAAGGGCGGCGAGTACATGGGTTACATCATGATTGGTGCTTACAAGGTCAATTTGTTCACATACAGCGCAACTTATGAGGCTTTTGAAAATACAACTCAGTACCCATTTGTTGACGATGACAAAGTTATTTTGTTGCCGAACAAAGAACGCCTTGACTTGCGTCTTATGTATGCACGTCATCCTGTAATTTCAGGCGGCACAATCTTTGATGATATTGTTCCTGAAGAATTGATTGTTGAAAACAGAATCCGCTACACACAGCGCGTTATTGCAGATGTTCCGAAAAACACATTCGAAGCAGAAACTTCTAGCCGTCCATTGTGTCTGCCTGTTTCAATTGACCGCATTGCTGTTCTTTCTGGAACAGTTACACCATAAGGAGTTTGATTATGTCAAAGAAAAATACAGCTCAGCCAGAGAACACAATTTACGTTGTCGGCAAAATCTGTTCTTTTGTGCATCACGGCAAGCACTACACAGAAGGCATGGAAATTACAGCCGCAGTTTTTCCAAAAAAAGAATTGTTTGATATTGCTGTTAAACAGGAAAAGATTGTGCCGCAGCTTGTGACAGAATCTGAAACTGTTGCTGAAGAAAACACAACCGGAGAAGCAGAAGCCGGTAACGAATCTGCTGAAGAAACAAAATGAATTTAAACGCGCTTGCCGAAAATGACCTTTCTTTTATTCTCGAAGATTCAGAAAACGGCTTTGCGCGTGAATTTTCATTAATCGATACCAGCGGGAACAAATACGAACTCGCTGGCATCATTAACGATATCGGATTTGCAATCGACACCGAAGGCAATCCGATATCAGGCAGGTCTTTTACTGCTTCTTTTAGGCTTTCAAAGCTTGCTACAGAAAATGGCGAATATATCCGGCCCGGTCGCGGCTGGAAGATAGAAACCGCAAGCGATGAAAGCGGAAAAGAGTACACAGCATACGTAACCGATTTTAAGCCTGACCGCAGGCTGGGAATCGGGCTTTTAATCTTGAGCTTGGAGTTTGGCAATGTCGGAACCGCGCCCGGAAGTGAATGAACTTTTGAATGAACCTGACAACGTTGAAATAGTACGTGACCAGGTTGCAGGCATCCTCGCGCTTGAACTTTTAAATCAGCACGAGCTTGCAGAAGCAACTCCAGATTTGCCGGCTAAACAAGATTATGACGTTAAAGTGTATATCGAAAATGATGAACCGTGGGCCGTTCAGGATGAAGAAAATCCTTTTCCGGCTATTAACGTATCTTTTGATAAATATTTGATAGATACCGATGACGGTTCAAATGACCGCATAGTTAATGCGGTTTATAACATTGATTGCTATGCAGCCGGCAATTATGACGGTGAAGGTTTTGCCGGACGTATTGCCAAAATTAAAAGCATGAAGATAGCGCGTTTTGTGCGTAACATCTTGCAGGCTGCAAATTATCGTTATTTGAAACTGCGCGGCATTGTAAACAACCAGCATATTGCAAGCTGTAAAAGCGGCATTGTTAGAGATAGCGAAGGCGCGGTTAAAGTTGGCGTTCAAAGAATTGCACTGGAAGTTGAATTTCACGAACACAGCCCTCAGGTTGTTTCGGATGTGCTTGAAGAAATGAATCTTACATGTAATTCAGCTACGGGTGAAATTCTGTTGAACATAAAAGAGGAATACAAGGAGGAATAGAATGGGTCTTTCACAAAGCGCAATTTCGCGCGTAGTAGGTGTAGATATCAGCTATAAGTCTTTCAGTAAGAACGGTGCACAGCTCTTGCCGCAGCGTCTTGCTGTTTTTGGTCAGGCAAATACGGGCGTTGAATACCCAACTGAAAAATACGAAGGTGAAGGCAGTGCAGCCGCCGTTGCAGAGCGTTACGGCTACGGTTCTCCGCTTCATCTTGTTGCTCTTCAGCTTTACCCTGAGACCGGCACGGGCTTTTCTTGCCCTGTTGATTTCTTTCCAGTTGATACACCGGTTAACGCTGTTGCTGCAACTGGTCAGATTACTGTAACCGGAACAGCAACCTCCGGCGGTTCAGGCAAGCTTTATGTTGGCGGCAAAAGATGCGAATTTGCAGTTGCAAAAGGTGAAACCGGTGCGGAAGTTATGGCACACATCAAAGACGCTGTAAATGCAGTTCTTGAAATGCCTGCAACAGCTGGCGACATCGTAACTGAAACAATTGACGATGTTGAGGTTCAGTATTTGCCATTTACCGCAAAGTGGAAAGGGGCAAGCGGCAACGGCATAAAGTATGTTCTTAACTGCTCTGTTGACGGTTTGACTTTTGAAGTTGTTCCTTTTTCGGGCGGCGTTATTGACCCGTCAACACAGCTTTCAAACGCTTTCAAAAAGATGGGCGGTGTGTGGTACACCTGTTTACTCAACACATGGGACTTTACAAACACGGATATTCTTGACCTGTTCTTTGCTGAAGGTGAAAACCGCTGGAATGTCATGGTAAAACAGCCATGTTTCTCAATTGTTGGCTGTAATGCCGCATACGCTCAGCGCGTGGCTGTTACAGACTTTAGAACAGAAGATTATATTACCGCGCTTGGTGTTTCGGTTGGTTCTCCAGAACTGCCGCTTTCAATTGCAGCGCGTTATGCTTTCTTTGCGCTTGAAACTTTCGACAACAACCCTGCGCAAGATGTTAAGTCAACATTGACAGGCTTGCTTGCCGGATCAGACGAAGCACAAGAAAATTATCTTGTTCGTAACAATTCAATCCAGAAAGGCAGCTCTACAAACCTGAAGCTTTCAGGCGAAAATGGCAACGCCGTTATGAACGACTTTGTCACTATGTATCATCCGATAAATGCCGGAAAATACCCGTCAAAGCGTTATGTTGTCGATATCGTCAAATTGCAGAACATTTGTTTCAACGTCCGCCTGATTATGGAGCAGGACGATTTGAAAGGTGCGCCGCTTGTTAACGATGATGACATTGTTACAAACCCAAAGGCAGTGCAGCCAAAGACTATCGTTGCTTATTACTACAATCTTGCAGACGCGCTTGTTAAGCTTGCAATCATTGCAGATGCTAAATACACAAAGAAGAATTTGACCGTTTCGATAATCAGCGAAAACCCAAAACGTCTTGATACAACATTCCC